AAAGCACGGCATTCGCGGGTTTGAGCAGAAATTAAAAGATACCGATGACAAGGATTAATTGTAGTTACGCTGTAGTTACAAAGAGGGATTTGTAGTTACATGAAAAAGCAAATCACATTAAGGATAGACGAGGATGTTTTGGATTGGTTCAAGTCTCATGGTAAGGGCTATCAGTCTGAGATTAACATGGCATTGCGTGACTATTACAAAGGGAAGATTGAGGTTGAAAATGCTGTGTCTGAAATCCGAAAAGGGTTACACAACAGAGCGTATGTTGGCGGGTCTGCGGATGTCCCAGACACCCACATTAAGATGCCACCAGTAAAAGAGTATAAGGTGAATATATCAACACTTGGTGATAAAGAGGATTTATTTTTCAAACCGATGCCAAAGACCGTGAAGGGGAAAAGGGCGGGTTCATCTAATGGCTAAACGAGGTCCGAAACCACAACCCACAGTTAAGAAGATATTACATGGAAACCCAGGTCATCGTCCACTGCCGGAGAACGAGCCTAAGTTTACGATTCCAGATGGGGTGCCTGAAGCACCGAGCAGTCTTGATGAAACGGGTAGGTCTGAGTGGGATAGAATGGCGGCTGAGTTGTACAAAACTGGAGTGATGACCGAGGTTGACCGCACAGCGTTGGAGGCATATTGTTCTGTGTATTCCATATGGTTACAGGCAACCCGTGAGATCCAAGAACATGGCATGTTGATAAAAGCACAATCCGGGTTTCCGATGCAAAGCCCGTGGTTACAGATTGCGAACAAGTCCCAAGCAGAGATGCGTAAATGGTTGTGTGAAATGGGTTGCACACCGAGTAGCCGGTCCCGTGTGGAAGCTATTTCGCCTAAAGAAAAAAAAGACCCACTTGAGGAGTTCATCAAAAAAGGAAAACGGTTGGAGAGCGTGAAATGATAAATGCAACAGTAAGGGTAGTCGCTGAGTTGCTATTGTTTGGGTTCGCGATATATTTGGTTTTTGGAATTATTGAAATTAAAGATAGGTTGTCCAAACTTGAGAAAAGGGTTAGTGAACTTGATTGGTAGGGGAGCGTGAAGGGTATGACCCATCCCTCAATAAAATATGCCAATGATGTTCTATCCGGCGAAATTCTGGCGTGTAAATGGGTGCAATTGGCCGCACGTCGGTTCCTTGATGATTTAGAGCATGGCCATGAGCGTGGGTTGCGGTTTGATTTCGGGATTGCGGATCATGTTTTAGAGTTCTTTAGCTATTTGAAATTATGGAAGGGCAGGGAATATAAGGGCAAGGAATTTGTTTTAGCTCCGCACTTCCAGTTTATACTGTCGAATATTATGGGTTGGCAGCGTGAGGACGGTACACGCAGGTTTCGGACAGCGTATATTGAAGTTGCAAGAAAATCAGCCAAGAGCAGTTTCGCCGGAGGACTTGGGGCATATTTCCTTACTTCTGATAATGAGCCAGGTGCAGAGGTTTATTGCGCAGCTGTCAAAAGGGACCAAGCCAAGATAGTCTGGTTAAATATTCGTAATTTCCTAAAAACATCAATGTTCGCCAAGAACATTTCATTCTATCAGCACAATTTGTCAATTGAATCAACATGGTCGAAATGCGAAAGTTTAAGCTCCGATACGAAAAGCCTTGACGGGCTTGACACCCACTTTGCGAGTCTGGACGAACTACACGCACACCCAACCGCCGAGGTACACGATTTAGTTGTGGACAGTATCGGCGCGAGAAGTCAACCTCTAATTCTGATAATTACGACCGCGGGTTTCGACCAAAGCGGTGTATGCTATCAACGCCGGGAGTATCTTACGAAATTACTAAAAGGATTGATCGAAGATGACTCGTTTTTCGGCATAATTTATACGTTAGATACAAAGAGGGATTGGCCAGAACTGCTTACAGCGCAGGAAAAACGGGATGGGAAAGAGGGTATAGCTGAGGACGATTGGTTGGACGAAGACTTGTGGATTAAACCCATGCCCGGACTATGCGGAATAACCGCAAGTGGAAAAAGATATGGTGTGGATGCGAACGGCGTTGATATTCCAGGCTACATGACCAAGATTGAAGATGTAAGGGACAAGGCGAGGATAGCGGCTGAAATTCCAGCGAACCAAAATAATTTTTTAACAAAGCGGCTCAATATCTGGACATCCCAACATTCTCGTTGGATAACTCTTGATTTGTGGGACGCGAACTACACGGGCGAGGTTTATGTCACGGATTAACTGGCAAGGGAGCGAATTGTTATGTGTAAAAAGACATATTATTGTAGTGATTGCGGAAAAATTATTGGAGAACTTGAAAATTCTTCTTTTGAAATCAGTTCTGCAATATTTACAACCTACGCTATGCCCATTGGGCAAGGATCAGGTTTATATCAAAAGTGGATTTGTTATAATTGCGATCCGGTAGGGGTTATTAAAAATACATTATCAGGGGAAAATCGTCCGTGGATGAGATACGTTGAGGATTAACTGGCAAGGGAGCGTAATAGCATGAGTGAAAAAAAAATCAAATTCATTGAATCAAAAACGGCACACAGGATTATAAATGGTCTGGATGTTTCGGATGATGAATGGGAACGGCGATTGAGGGGTTTCCATAGGCAAGACGCTTTTATAGTGCTAATAGATGCGGATTAACTGGCAAAAGACCCGTGAAAAGTACCGGCAACGGTTTTGCGCTGGCGGGGTTGATTTATCGAGCGTGGATGACCTTACTTGTGTTTGCTACCTATTTCCATATGACAACGACCGGGAACAGGTTGACGTATTAATGCGAACTTGGTGCTGTAAGGATAAGATATACGACAGAAAGAACAAATACAGGGATATGTATCAGGCATGGGAGCGTGAGGGTTGGATACACACAACCGAAGGTAATGCCATCGACTACGATTTTATACGGAAAGAAATAGTTGACGATTCCAAAGTTTTCAATATGGGTCTGATTGGAGTAGACCGCCAGTTTCAGGGTATCGGGTTTTCAATGGAGTTAGAAAAAGACTTGGGGCATACGGAAAAACGCCCGATTGTCATCACCTGCACGAACCATCCCACGAAAATCGGCCCTGTTTGCCAGGAATTTGAGCGCAGATTGCTAAAAAAGAAGATAAATCACGGCGGAAATCCCATTTTACGGTTTATGATCGATTCTGTTGCGGTTAGGACGGATGCAGACGGGAACAGGAAACCGGACAAGGATAAATCGCAGGGGAAAATCGATGGTGTTATTTCCATGTTGTACGCGCTTGATCGGCTTATGAGGTCGAAGCCTCCGAGTAAAATCAGGATGCCGTTTTCTATATAATGAAAAAATTCATAAAAGAAATTGAAAAAACAGACGTTTTTACGTTCATCGGTCTTGGATTGATGGGCGTTGGTCTATATTTTTGTGCCGGGATAGGCGTTTCGCTGTCTGTTATCGGTTCAATTCTGTTTTGTATGGGTTACTTTGCCGGAGCGGTAAGGATGCGTAAATAAATATGGCTATTTTTCCGATGTTTATAGAATCACGGAAATTCGGCCCCGAAAACGATTATTGGTATAGTCCGGTTTACATGCCTACATCGTCGGGCGTTCCTGTTTCAGAAAAAGAAGCATTAAAATATCTAACAGTCTATGCGTGTGTATCACTAATATCAGCTGATGTTGGTCGATTGCCATTGAATTTGTATAAAAAGCGCAAATCTGGCGGTAAGGATTTAATCACAGACCACAAGTTATACGACCTACTCCATAACGCCCCCAACCCTGAAATGACAGCGTTTAATTGGCGTGAAACTGCACAACTGCACCTTCTACTATGGGGCAACCATTATAGTGCGATTGTACGCAACGGTATGGGCGAAATAATGGAATTATGGCCGTTGCCAGACCCCGGTGCTGTGTCGGTACGCAGAAAAGGGAACGAAATCGTTTATGAATATACTGTAGATGGCGAAAAAGTAACCCGCAGGCGGGATCAGATATTTCATATACCCGGATTTGGGTTTAACGGTTTAGTTGGAATGTCAATGATTGGCTTGGCCCGAGAGGCTATAGGCATGGGATTGGCTGCCGAGTCTTTCGGGTCAAAATATTTCTCAGAGGGTACGCATCCCGCAGGAATGCTGTCTATTGAACATGATATGGGGTTTAGTGATGAGGATTATAAGAAGAAATTAAAGGCAGAATACTCAAATTTGGGGAAATCCCACTCAATTATGGTGCTTGCAAACGGCGAAAAGTACCAACCCCTTACAATTCCGCTCGAAGATGCCCAATTTTTGGAAACGAGAGATCACCAGAAAATCGAAGTATGCGGTATGTACCATGTCCCGCCCCACAAAATCGCAC